CAGAACTATTATAATTTCCTTTATTAAAGGATTCTTTAAGTCCATTAGAAAGTGTTATACCACCTTTTGCCTTATATGGAAGAGTAGCTCTAGTTACAGTTAAAGCAGAATCGTCATTAAGTCGGATAGTTCCAATTCCAGATCCAGGATCACCAATGAGAGCATTTCTTGGATATATTGGAGAGTAATATCTGGTTACATTTAATGTAAATATTGAGATTGTTCCTGCAACACCAATATAAACATTAGTTTCACTTTCTAAAGCAGTTCCAGAGATAGTAATTATACCCTGACCTGAATAGGAATCTACTTCCTCAGTTTCAGCATTTCCTACTAAGATTAGTGTGCCAAGGCCAACGTAAGAATCAGTTTCACTTTCTAAAGAAGTTCCAGAAAGACTTATGATTCCAGAACCAACATAAGAATCTGTTTCTTGTACATTACTTACATCACCACTTATAAAGATTGTTCCGAAACCAACGTAAGAATCAGTTTCACTTTCTAGAGCAGTTCCAGAAAGACTTAGAGATCCTGAAGAGATGTAAACATCTACTTCTTTCTCTCGGCCAAAATCAGATATAGTTAATGTGCCAAGGCCAACATAAGAATCAGTTTCACTTTCTAAAGCAGTTCCAGAGAGACTTACAGTTCCAGAACCCTTATAGGAATCTGTTTCTTGTACATTACTTACATCACCACTTATAAAGATTGTTCCTAGTCCAATATGAACATCACTTTCACTTTCTAGAGCAGTTCCAGAAAGACTTAGGGATCCAAATGGAATGCCAATAACGTTTAATTCAGTTATTAAACCATAATTGTCAATTTGAGTAGTGTTACTGATTGATTCAAATATAAATCCATAATCTAGAGTTGATGGTGTATTTACAATTGATCCATAATCATCATCAAGAATTGCAAACTCATTATATGCATAAGTTCTTCGTTCAATCTTTTCACCAAATCCAAAGAGAGTTCCAGAACCAACATAATCACTAATAGAAGAATCTAGAGCAGTTCCAGAAAGACTTATAGTTCCAGAGCCCTTATAGGAATCTGTTTCTTGTACATTACTTACATCACCACTTATAAAGATTGTTCCTAGTCCAATATAAACATCACTTTCACTTTCTAGAGCAGTTCCAGAAAGGCTTAGAGATCCAAATGGAATAGAACCACCGGCAGTTCCTAGACTACCATAATTTTCTATACCATCATTAACTACAGAATTAACAGATCCACAATCAATAGTTGTTGTTGGAGAATTAATTATTAAACCAAAATCTTCTATAGGAACTGCAGGTAGATTTTGATCATATGCATAAGTTCTTCGTTCAATCTTTTCACCAAATCCAAAGAGAGTTCCAGAGCCAACATAATCACTAATAGAAGAATCTAGAGCAGTTCCAGAAAGACTTATAGTTCCAGAGCCCTTATAAGAATCTGTTTCTTTTTCTATAATAGATCCTGAAATTGCAAATAGTTGAGTATCTTCGGGTGTTTGAGCAGAGAAAGATTCAAAAGCAGTTCCAGAAAGACTTAGAGATCCAAATGGAACTGCAGTAATGTTTGATTGAGTTATTAAACCATAATCATCATCAATTTGGCCGCCGCCAACGCCAGTTATAGATCCATAATCAGTACCACCTATAGTTAATTCTGAAACTAGTCCATAATCTTCATCACTTTCTACTGAAGTCTCATTATATGCATAAGTTCTTCGTTCAACTTTTTCACCAAATCCAAAGAGAGTTCCAGAACCAACATAATCACTAATAGAAGAATCTAGAGCAGTTCCAGAAAGACTTATAGTTCCAGAGCCCTTATAAGAATCTGTTTCTTGTACATTACTTACGTTACCACTTCCAAAGATTGTTCCTAGACCAATGTAAACATCACTTTCACTCTCTAGAGCAATTCCAGATAGACTTAGAGATCCAAATGGAGTTACACCAATTGCACCTCCCAGACTACCATAATTTTCTATGCCATCATTAACTGGAGAATTAACAGAACCACAATCAATAGTTGTTGTTGGAGAATTAATTATTAAACCAAAATCTTCTATAACTGTTGCGGGTAGATTTTGATCATATACATAAGTTCTTCGTTCAACCTTTTCACCAAATCCAAAGAGAATTCCAGAGCCAACCCAAGCACTGATATATTTGAAGTTGTTGTATGTTCCAGAGAGACTTATAGTTCCGGAGCCCTTATAAGAATCTGCTTCTTGTACATTGCTTACATTGCCACTTATAAAGATTGTTGCTGTATCACCAACATAAGAATCTATTTCACTTTCTAGAGAAGTTCCAGAGAAACTTAAAGATCCAAATGGAAGAGATATAGAGGATACTACAGATTCTGAAATTAATCCATAATTTTCTGAAGGTTGAGAACCACTAATACTTGTTATTAATCCATAGTCAAAACCACCTATAGTTAACTCAGAAACTAATCCATAATCATCTATATTATTAATTATAGATTGTTTATTGTATGAATATGTTATTCTTTCAATCTTTTCACCAAAACTGAAGAGAGTTCCTGTAGTATCATCTGGACTATAAACAAATTTTTCTACAGAGGATCCATAGAAGAATAGTCTATAATTAACAGCAGTTATTGCTGATCCACTTAGAGTTATAGTACCAAAAGGAAGTACCAAACCACCAGTGGGTTCTGTTATAAATCCAAATTCTTCTACCAATCCATGAATTGTTGTAATGGATTGATAATCCTCAGTTTGTGATGTTATTTGACTTATTGATCCATAATCACTTTCAGTATTTTCAATAGAAGATTGATTATAATCATAAGATCTTCTCTCAATCTTTTCACCAAAACTGAAGAGAGTTCCTGTAGTATCATCTGGACTATAAGTTACCTTTACCTGTCCAATTGTACCAAAAGTTGATCCATAGAAATTTTTATTAATCCATTCAGTATCTGCAGATCCACCAATAGTTAATTTTCCAAATGGAGTAGCTGCAGAGGACAAATCTATCGTACTAACGAATCCAAAATCTTCTGTTAAGGTTGATGAATTTGAGACTGATCCATATTCATCAGTAAATAAAATAACATTAGATATTGAACCGTAATCTTGACCTATATTTTGAACAGAAAGTATATCATAATTATATGTTCTTCGTTCAATCTTTTCACCAAAACTGAAGAGAGTTCCTGTAGTATCATCTGGACTATAAGTTACCTTTACCTGTCCAATTGTACCAAAAAGTGGTCCATAGAAATTTTTATTAATCCACTCGGTATCTGCAGATCCACCAATAGTTAATTTTCCAAATGGAGTAGCTGCAGAGAACAAGTCTATTGTACTAACAAGTCCAAAGTCTTCTGTTAGATTTGATGAATCTAAAAGTGATCCATATTCATCAGTAAATAAAATAACATTAGATATTGAACCGTAATCATCTTCAGGGGTTTCAATAGAAGATTGACTATAATCATAAGTTCTTCGTTCAATCTTTTCACCAAAACTGAAGAGAGTTCCTGTAGTATCATCTGGACTATATGTTAAACTATATGATCCTACTGCATTGTAAGTTCTAATATCTGCAGGAACTATTAAAGAAGCAGATCCACTTAACTGCATTCCACCAAAAGGATACACTGTGGAAATGACAGATTGAGTTGTTAATCCATAGTCTAAAGTTGTACTAGATAGTTGACTAATTTGCCCATAGTCATCTAAAAATCCAACACTATTTGTGATTAACCCATAATCAAGTAAATTATTATCAGATATTGATGTTAAATTATAGTTAAATGCGCGGGTAGGGGCACTTGAAATTAAATTTTGATTTGTATTATCAAAAGTTATTGAATTATTATCAAAACTAATACTGTTTAAGCTAAAATTTTGAGTAAATGTAAAAGTAGTTACTGGAAGTGATTGAAATCCTTGAGATCCTTGAGATCCTGAATATTGATATAACGTCATTTTGTTATACCTCCTCCAGAAACATCAGGTATTACTTGTCTTTCTAAGCCATTATTAAATTCAAATATTGTGCCAAATCCAATCCAAAACAATATAAATCTAGAAAGAAGAAAAGATTTATCGTTAATTTTAATAAGATTGACAAATTCTTTAGAAATTTTCTTATGATAACTTTTAGTTTCTTTTTTAATTTTAATGGATCCAAAAGGAATTAAAGTCTCGGAACATGTTACGACATAAAAATCTTGACAGTCAAAAACTTCCGTTTGCAATTCACCATAATCAAATGAACATTGAACAGAGGAGGAAATAGATCCCATATCCTCTATTGAATACTCATTTACAGTGGATGAATTATAAACATAAATGTTCATTTTTAATAAAACAATAGATTTAATAAAAAAAAGGGGGACTGCAGTTACAATCCCCAAGAATTCAATAATATACTTATTTAAGTATCAGTCAAGAGCAATGTTGAGTGTAATCTTGATTTGGTCACCGTTGTTTTGGATGCTGTAAGGACCATTCGTGAATCTCTCAGCGTACATAATTGAACTAAAGAGAGTTGCAGTATTAAGACCAGCAACAGTATTCAAAGTTGGATTGAGTGCAGGAGTTGTAAAAAACTCATTGGCATTGGGGACTGAGAAAACAGTGTAGGTATTAGACTCTAATGTTGTATTACCTGCACCAGCTGCAATATAAAGAACATCTCCCGCTACAAGTTGGTGATCACTTCTTACCATTTTAGAATAACTAAATTCAACACTTGAGTCGGTAGCAACCTGAATATTATCAATGAGTGCTTTATCTAGATAAACAACTTTATAAGCTCGATCAATACCAATAACTTTAGTGCCAGTTTGAATTCCAAGATTACCACCCACAACCATTCCCAAAGTTAAATCATCAACACTTTGATCTGGATCAACTGTAATATAGAAGTTACCTACAACTCCAATGACTGGATCGGTGTTATTTCCTTTTGTCACTGTAGTTCCGATTCCAACAGTGGCTCCATGTATAACACCCTGAACCGCGACAGGCATATTGTTTGCACGAGTTACATAATAACCATAAACATCACCGGCATCTCCAGTAAATGTAAATGTTTGTTCAGGATAAGTAGCAGTTGTACCAGAACCTACCTGATTGATTCTCCAACGAGAACCATTGAGAAGAATACCAGTCTGAGATGAATAATTTTGATCTGCTCTATTGTTTACACAATATGGATACCCTGTAGTAGGAGCAAATCCATAGGCATTGGTATTTCCAACTCCATATGGTTCAAAATATTTAGTTACAGAAGGAACATCCGTCTCGGCTGGAGTGGTGTTACTTGTAAAAAGTTTTAAAACTAGATTTCTAGGAGACTGATCAGCAAGACTTGCAGTGTGGTTGTTCTGTGCAACCAAGTATCTGAGTGACTCAAGTTCTCCAATATTTGGAACTAATAGTGCCATTTAAACAACTCCCCAACAGGTTATAATTTTTAATAACTATCTTTATTTATAATTTTAATTTTAAAGAAACTAAGAAACGATTGATATTATTTACTGCAATAACATCAAATGTCAAAATATCCCCAGCCACTAAAGTTTTTGTCCATCCTGTTAAATTATCATCACGAATTTTTCTTTCATTTGTCATGATGATATTTGACGGATGAATATTTGAGAATGTTGGAAAATTATTATAATTTGATTTTTTAATACTCAAAGTTAAAGATCCTTGTTGATCTGATAAAATTACCAACGATTCTAAAATTCCACTTACATCTAAAGTTACAGATCCTTTATTTCCAGGAATCATTGCAATTGATCCACTATCAACAACAAAATTAATTGTTCTTGTTAAATCTGCAGTTGTTGCAAGAGCAATAATAAAGACATCATCTCCCGAATTTGGAGCGACAGTAAATATAACATTACTTGTCGAAATAACATAATCCTCAAGGGGTTCCATTACAAGATTATTTTTAACTACAATTAGTTGTTGAGGATTAGTAGGCACATATGCAGTCCCGCTTGCATTTAATGTAAAGGTTTTTGCAATTCCAGTAAATTGAGAATTTATATTGTCAAGAATTATATTTCCATATTGAATAGATTTTGTTGGAATTTCATAATCAACTCCAATTCTAAACGGACCGGGTTCATTTAAAGTTACTATGTAATCTGTCATTATGATACCCCTGGTGTTACAAGAACATTTCCTTGCACTGCTCTACTTCTGTAAGCATTAGGTGAAATAAGAATTACATCATAAACATAACGACCACCTTCAATCGCATCAGTTGCAGTATGTCCCATGGAAACTGCAATTTTTCCATTTAATAAATCTACAAATGTAAGAGTTAAGGGATAAGCAGTAGAGGATGTTGGATGTTTTCTAATTGAAGAAATACCTGTATATCCAGTCAAATTTAATGGTGCATTATTAGTGTTCCTGATTGTAAAGGTAGCTTGAAAGTCAACCCCTTGTTCAAGAACTAAGTTTACATTCCTTGCCGCCATTATAGTAGTCCGTTTTTAACTATTTATGATCAGGTGTCTAATTTAGATAGGATTAATTTCATCATATATTTAATTTCATTTACATCCTCTTTGAGTTGATCAATTTCATTAATTTTTTCAGTTATTTCATTCATATGAGTTATTTCATTTATTTTTTTATTTTTTACTTCCAAATATTGTTG